TCTACGAGGACATGCAGAAGTTAGACGATATGTATGAAGAACTTCTGTGGCACCCAGACGATGAGTTACAATTCACTCACGATGGGACAAAAATTATAATCACAAACAAAACCTTGGAGCAAAAAAATGAACGAAAAAGCAGAACGCATTAATGGTTGGGCAGCAATGATCGGTGTCGTTGCAGCGATGGGATCTTATGCAGTTTCAGGACAAATCATTCCTGGTATCTGGTGATGGCATTCGTAGTAGCAGCTATAGTCATGCTGATTCCAATTGCTGCAGTAGTGAAAAACTCATGACATATGATTGGACACTACTACAAACTCTGATCTTTATCATTACACCTTACTTCCTTATGCTTGCTTTAGCCAGTAAAGACGAAGATGATGATGGATCAGATGGAGGAATGATGCAACCACTTTATGCACCGTCACCTTCTTGACATAGACAATTAAATATTCTATAATAGGGGACAGTTATATGGTCCCCTATTTTTATGCTCGCGACTATTCTTGCTTTATCGGCAATCGATTATGATCATCTCGCAAGGACGATTCAAGTCGAAACCTACCGTGGAAGTTTTGATCAGTATTGTGTAGCGGTATCTGTTCTCAACCGCGTGAGGTCTCCACTCTATCCCAACACGGTTGCTAGTGTTGTATATGCTCCTGGACAATATGAGGGTTTCACTAAATGGCGTCCTGCAGCAGATCCTAATCTGGTAAATACACTTAAGTCAGAGGAAGGCAAGGAAAACCTTCTAAAGGCATATAGTATTATTGGTGACAGGACTGACTTTAAAGGTCAGAGTATGCTCAGATATCGAGTTGCATCTCAAGACCCAATGTGCGATACTAGAGGAAACTTTTATCACTATCATTGGCAATCATGATCAAGAAACTCAAACAATTTTTTGAGACACAAACTTCCCTTCTTAGAAAAAAAGCAGGTGTATTTAAAGAAGAAGACATCGAGTGTGCAATTGACGAAGAAGTTGTTGATTGTAAAGAGATTGATGAGGAACCATACGTAGGTGTCCCTGCCCCTACATATCTTCCTGAAGATGACTGGTTTAGTTCACCTGTTAAATCTTTAAGGCAAATTGATTACATGGAACAGGAAATTGAAATCAAACGGCAAGAACGAGAGAAAACTTTTTTCGTTGAACCTGATGACATTCACCAAAGAATGTATGAAATTGCAACTAAAGCACAAACAACTACACTCCACCTAGATCCCATTGGTGGTTCTGAAAACTTTCAAGGCGGTTCCGAAAATGTCCACAAGTGATTGGCGCTACGACGAACAAAAAATGAAAGTTCGTGAGCAAGTTATTAAAGTTCTTCTCACAAAGTTTGGGAGAGAACTGATTGGTGGTGAACCTAAATACAGCAGTCAATCCATATATGAGTGCGCTCATGACTGGGTTTCCCAAGGTAACATGAGTTCCTCGGGAATTGTAAAATACTATGAGGCTTATTATGCAAAAGGTAATTAATGTTTTAGCAGTCCTTTCATTCGTAGGAACTGCCGGTATTATTGGTGGAGGAACTGTTGTTTATCTCCGTCGTGATGCTATCGCTGAGCGTGTCAAAGAGAGTGTTGCTAAGGCAGCAACAGAGGCGATTGCAGGAGCACTTCCAGGTATGATGGACTCGGCATTGCCCGAACTTCCTGGTGCTACTGGCGGTGTTATTGCTCCTACACCTGGTGTTGCTCTTCCCTTTTGATTATTCATCATGAAAAAAATTATTGCGTCCCTGGCTGTTGCGGCAGCGGTTGCCCTGCCTGCCCTTTCCGCCCCAAACCAAGACCCTAAACTCACCAAGGGTTTCAATACTATGGATTCTATGGGGTGTATGCTCTTACAGGAATGCACGGATGGAGTCGAAGAAGTATTCAGTATCAATGATATTGCTTATAAGTATCCCTCTGGTGATTATAATATCGTTGCTGACGAGTTCAACAGAATGCTCGTCGCTCTTAACCAGGTCGGAGTTAAGGTGTTTCTAGCAGATCAGAAATACTTTCCTACAATGCATCGTGGTGTTTATCACACTATAGGTAATAATTTCTTCCTCAATGAGAGGTATATGGATAGTCCTGCTACATTGATGATGGTTATGCGTCATGAAGGATGGCATGCTGCACAGGATTGTATGGCAGGAACGATTGAAAATAGTATGATTGCTATCATCAAACCTGAAGATGAAGTGCCAATGATCTGGCGTGTGATGGCAGAACGCACTTATCCAGAATCTGCTGTGCCGTGGGAAGCAGAAGCAGGTTGGGCAGGTCGCACTGAGAAAATGACACAAGAGGCACTTGAGTCTTGTGCCCGTGGCACTATGTGGTCTGATTATGAACCCACTCCCATGACCCGTGAATGGTTGGTTAAAAACGGTTATCTCGCTAAATAAAGTTGCCTTTCCTGGTAACTTATGCCTGAAGAAGTAAACCCCACCGAAGAAGAAAAGAAACCTAAAAAGAAAGGTATTCTCGGTAAAATCAAGGAAGCAACAGATGACAAGGAAGAACAACTTGCAATTCTGTCTACTTTTGTCCGCCTTGGTATTCTTGTATGGAGTGGTGGAATACTCACGCTGGCATATATTAAACTCCCCCCTGCTCTTGGAATCCCGGAGCAAAAACTGGATCCGACATTCATCGCCAGTGTCTTCACCGGAGTTTTAGCTAGCTTCGGCGTCCAGACCGCTAAGAAGAACGGTGCTAATGGTGGCGGTGGTGGTGCTAGTATCACCAAAGAGCAGATGGAGAAACTGATTGAGAAAGCAGCACAAACTGCACCACATCAAACTCTTCGTATTGAGCAGGCACCAGTTACCTTAAAGGTTGATACACCAGATTCTAAAGACACGTACAAGATGTAACCATGAAACCTTCTCTTAAATGGGCCGCAATTAGTGTTGGCAGCGTAATAGCAATTGCTCATGTTGGATTGTTAGGATACGTCGTTCGTCAACAACCAGAAAGGATTGTTGAAGTTCCCACGATCAATATTCCTCATGGTCCATATTCTTCATATCGAATAGAAGCAGGGAAGGATGGTTATAGTATTGAGTATCATGCAGATGATCCTAAGGTTTTAGAATCAGAAAGATCTCTTGATCTTGATAAAGAAAGGAGAGGAATGTTTGGTGGTGGAAGAGAACAACGAATAGAATATCGTCGTGATCAATATACTAGAGAGGGCACCCGCAACATGGGGGGTGCAATTGATGATGAGGGAAAGTCTGCGAAAGACATAGAGTGCATCGTGGCGGACGCTGGAGCACGGTCACAAGGTGCAATGGCAGGAACTAGTGTTGCTGCTGGTCTTGCTGTTCCTGCTGTTTCTAGTATTCCTTATGTTGGATGGTTAGCTGGTGGTTGGGCACTATTACTAGGACAAAAAATTGGTTCTGAAGCAGGATCACAGGTAAATTCATTGATTAGTGATTGCTAACACAGAGGGGGTAACACCCCTTTTTTTGTGTAAATAGTTACGTCAAAACTGGATAGGTTTCCGATGTATAGGGAACCCCATCTACAGAAAAAATCCGACGAATGTGCTATCATTTGGAGGGAATGGCATTGCTTATGGAAAAATAATGATCCTAAACATATAGAAGTAAGAGAAAAATGGAGTAAATGTTGTGATGAATTTAGTGAAATGATAAGTCAGGAAGTGCGAACAAATAGTAGGTATCACGGTATACGAATGTAATAGATAGTGTAGTTGCAAATACTCACATGAAGTTTATTAGCGGCGTAATTCTTGCTGTTGTAGCATCTATGATATTTTTGTTACCAAAGATGGCATATGCTGTTGACATCACAATGGGTTCCAATGGAAACTTGATTTTTGATCCATCTGATGTTACAATTGATGCGGGTGAAACTATACATTTTGTAAATGGTATGTTACCTCCTCACAATATTATTGTTGAGGGTCGTGCTGATCTCTCAAGAGAATCACTGATGTTTAGTCCTGGTGAATCGCAAGATATTTTATTTGCGGATGCTGGAGACTATGACTTCTTCTGTGGTCCTCATCAGGGAGCAGGAATGACAGGCACTATTCACGTAAAATAACTAATGACATATTCAATTACAGTAAAACTTCCAGAAACAGAAACCACTTTCGATTGTGAGGCAGATCAATATATTCTTGATGCTGCTGATGAAGCCGGAATTGATCTACCATATTCTTGTCGCGCAGGTGCTTGTTCTTCATGTGCTGGTAAAATTCTAAGTGGAACAGTAAATCAAGAAGATCAATCTTTCCTTGATGATGATCAGATTGAAGCAGGTTTTGCACTTCTTTGTGTTTCATATCCTGAATCTGATTGTGTAGTTCAAGGGGAGGCAGAAGAAGAACTTTATTGAGTCATCAAATGCATGAAATTTTTCAATACTTTTGTTTTAGACATCACAGTTTCAATAATAGACTTTTTGTACAAGGGTAGAGACTACCAGAGGTTTTGGGTTCTTGAAGAAATTGCAAGAGCCCCTTACTTCGCTTTCCTAAGTGTGCTTCACTTAAGAGAATCTATGGGTTTGCGAGGTCCAGAACACATCTATTTGATGGAGGAACATTTTGCTCAAACTCTTAACGAAACAGAACATCTGGAATACATGGAAAGCAGGGGCGGTTCTGCTTATTGGATTGATCGCGCTTTCGCCAGACACCTTGTACTTATCTACTATTGGATCAACGTGGTTTATTACTGGGTGGCTCCTAGGTCTGCTTACCATCTCTCCTACGAAGTAGAGATTCACGCAGCGCATACATATGAAAAGTTCTTAGAAACTAATAAGGATGATGAGCGTATTGTAGAAATTATGAATGACGAATTAGAACACGCTAGTGAATTGTCAAATGCAATGGAGTTAATTAAATGAGTGCTTTGTTTGTATTTGCTTTCATAACGTTGCTAGTTTTTGTAATGGAACTAACATGGCCAGTAAGATATAGGGGTAACTGATGAAAGTAGGATTGATTGGTTTGGGTCGTATGGGCGAGGGTATGGCTCGTCGCATGATGAAAGAAGGTATTGAAGTTTGGGGTTACAGACGTAACTACAAGAAAGCAGAAGAAGCATTTGAAAAAGGTTATGTGAGCG